TTTCCTAGTCAATCAGCTAGTGACGCTGAAAAATCTTCATCTCCTTATGGATTAGAAATTGCAAAAGCTATAGAAGCTGAATGGTTTAAAAGGGACTCAGGATCCGTTAGATACTACGCTAACAGAGACCAATTTCATAGATTAAGACTTTACGCTAGAGGGGAGCAAAGTATACAAAAATATAAAGATGAATTATCTATAAATGGTGATTTGTCTTATTTAAATTTAGACTGGAAGCCAGTGCCTATTATTCCAAAATTTGTTGACATTGTAGTTAATGGTATATCAGAAAGAATGTATGATATAAAAGCTTACTCTCAAGATCAAGCTTCTATAGATACTAGAACAAGTTATGTTGATTCTATTGTAAGAGATATGAAAAACAAATCATTATTTGATGAGTTAGAAAATTCTTTTTCTATTAACATGTATAATAATGATAAAGAAACTTTACCAGAAACACAAGAGGAGTTAGAGCTACATATGCAACTTGATTATAAACAATCAATAGAAATAGCTGAAGAAGAAGCAATAAATAATGTTTTTGATTACAACAAATATGATTTATTAAAAAAGAGATTAGATTATGATTTAGCTGTTATAGGTATTGGAGCTGTAAAAAATAGTTTTAATACATCTGAAGGTATAAAAATAGATTATGTTGATCCTGCAGATTTAGTTTACTCATATACTGAATCACCATACTTTGATGATATATATTATGTAGGTGAAGTTAAAAGAGTCAGTTTAATTGATTTGAAAAAACAATATCCTGAATTAACTAGTGAAGATATTGAAGAAATAGAAGGATCTAGTAATAGTTCTATGTTATATAATAAATCTTATTCTTCATCTGATTCACCGGATAACAACTATGTTTATATTTTATATTTTGAATATAAAACATTTAATAATCAAGTTTATAAAATAAAAGAAACTTCAACTGGTTCTCAAAAATCTATAAAGAAAACAGATGAATTTAATCCACCTAAAGATTCAGAAAATAGGTTTCAAAAAGTGAATAGATCAATAGAGGTTATTTATGAAGGTGCTAAAATAATTGGATCAAATAAATTACTTAAATGGAAGTTAGCCGAAAATATGACAAGACCATATTCTGATATAACAAAAGCTCAACTATCCTATAGCATTGTTGCTCCTAGAATTTATAAAGGTAAGATAGAATCTCTAGTAGGTCGTATGACAACTTTCGCGGACATGGTTCAATTGACTCATTTAAAATTGCAACAAGTATTATCTAGAATGGTTCCAGACGGTGTTTATTTAGATGCTGATGGTATAGCTGAAATAGACTTAGGAAATGGAACTAATTATAACCCACAAGAAGCATTAAATATGTATTTTCAAACTGGTTCTGTTATAGGTAGATCTATGACTGGTGATGGTGAATATAATCATAGTCGTATGCCAGTTCAAGAATTACAATCATCTTCTGGTGGACAAAAGATAGCTAGTTTAATTCAATCTTATAATTATTATCTACAAATGATTAGAGATGTTACTGGATTAAATGAAGCAAGAGATGGTAGTATGCCTGATAAAAATGCTTTAGTAGGCTTACAAAAGTTAGCTGCTGCTAACTCAAATGTTGCTACTAGACACGTATTACAAGCTGGATTATATTTAACTTTAAAGACAGCAGAAGCAATATCACTAAGAGTATCTGATGTATTGCAATATGGAAATACAACTCAAGCATTTGTAAATGGTGTTGGTAAATTTAATGTAGCTAGTTTAAGAGAAATACAAACTCTTCACTTACATGATTTTGGTATATTTTTGGAATTAGCTCCAGACGAAGAACAAAAACAAATTCTTGAAAATAATATTCAAATGGCATTACAACAAAAACAAATAGAAATAGAAGATGCTATTGATGCTAGAGAGGTTAAGAATTTAAAATTAGCTAACCAATTACTTAAACTAAGAAGAAAGAAAAAGTTTGAAAAAGATAGACAACTTCAAATGGAAAATATCGAAGCTCAAAGTAGATCAAATGCACAGGCTGCACAAGCTGCTGCTCAGAGTGAAGCTCAAAAAGAGCAGGTAATAATGCAAGGTAAAGCTAAGATGTCAGAAATTGAACATCAATTTGAAATACAGAAGCTTGAAAGAGAAGCTGAAATTAAAAAAGAATTAATGTATCACGAATTTCAACTTAACATGCAACTTAAACAAGCTGAAACACAGGTGATAAATACTAAAGAAGAATACAAAGAAAATAGAAAAGACAAAAGAACAAAAATACAAGCTACACAACAAAGTGAGCTTATAAACCAGCGACAAACTGGAAAACCACCAAAAGATTTTGAATCTGCAGGATTTGATAACTTAGGTGGATTTGGATTAGAGCAATTTGATCCAAGATAATTTTTTAAATTTTATAATATTTTATTATGTCAGAAATCAAAATGAAATCAGTTGAAGACAATATGTCTACAGCTGAAAAAGAACAAGATTTAGTTGATAAAACTAGTGGACAACAAGAAGATGGTGTTTACAAAGTTGATTTAACTAAACAAACAGAAGAAAAAACCGTTGAACAACCTCCTGCCGAACAAGTGGAAGAAGCTAAAAAACAAGAGGAACCAGTTGAACAGATTAAAGAGGAAGAAAAACAAGTTGAACCTCAAGAACAAGAAGAAGTAATAACGTTAATTAAAGAAGAAAAAGATGGCGTACAAGTGCAAGAGCAAGGGCAAATACAAGAAAAGCAGCCCGAAGAAAGTCAAGTCTTACAAGAAGAAGTAAAACTAGAATATCCTGAAGATGTTAAGAAACTCATGGATTTTATGAGTGAAACTGGAGGAACATTACAGGATTATGTAAAATTAAACGTTGATGTAGAATCACTAGGTGATGATGACTTATTGCTAGAGTACTATAAATCAACAAAACCTCATTTAAATAGTGAGGAAATAAATTTCTTGTTAGAAGATAAATTTTCTTATGATGATGAAATAGATAAAGAAAGAGATATTAAGAGAAAAAAATTAAACTACAAAGAAGAAGTCGCTAGCGCAAAAACATATTTAGCTAACGCAAAAAGTAAATACTATAATGACATAAAATCTGGTTCTAATTTTTCTACGGAAATTAAAGAAGCTATAAATTTTTATGATAATTATAAAAAAGAGCAGAACGAACTAACTGCTCAGCAGCAAGAGTCTAACGAAAACTTTATAAATAAAACTAATAGTGTTTTCAGTGATAAATTCAAAGGTTTTGAGTTTAAAGTCGGTGAAAATAAATTTAGATATAATGTTAAAGATGTTCAGACAACTAAAGAAGCACAAAGTAACATATTAAGTGCATTTGAGACGTTCTTAGATGACAAAAACATGTTGAAAGATGCTAATGGTTATCATAAAGCACTTTATGCTGCTAGAAATGCTGATTCAATAGCAAATCATTTTTATGAACAAGGAAAGTCAGATGCTATAAAGCAAATGTCTTCAGAAGCAAAAAATATTAATATGGATCCTAGAAGGATTGGTCAAAATATAGATGCTGGTGGAATGAAAGTGAGAGCTATAAGCGGCGATGATAGTTCAAAATTAAGAATTAAAATTAAAAAATAACTTTAAAAAAAACAAATTATGGCAATTACATTAGGGAGCGGAACTACAACTCCAGCTCCAGTTAAACAAGCCTTATCAACAAATTACATTGACTTTACATCTTCTGCAACAGCAGGCTGGGCACAACAATATCTTCCAGACTTATATGAAGCAGAGATCGAAAAGTTCGGTGATAGATCTGTTGGTGGGTTTTTAAAAATGGTAGGCGCAGAAATGCCTATGAGTTCAGATCAAATCATTTGGTCAGAACAAGGAAGATTACACCTATCTTATTCAGGTGGTACACTAGTAGCTGATTCAGGTGGTGCAAACGTTATTTCAGGACTTACTAATCACGCTATTAGAGTAGGACAAACGGTAGTAGTAAGTGACGGTACAGCGGTTGTAAAAGCTTATGTATCTGTAGTAGCTGCTGCACAAATAACAGTTAAATGTTACACAAACTCTACAGGTTGTGTTGGTGGTGGTTTAACAGCTGGAGCTGGAATTAAACTTTTCGTATACGGTTCTGAGTTTTCAAAAGCCACTACTGGTATGAACGAAGCGGTTAAGCCAAGTTTCCAGTCTTACACTAATAACCCAATCATCTTAAAAGACAAATATGAGATCTCTGGATCTGATGCTTCTCAAATTGGATGGGTTGAAGTTACAGGTGAAGCTGGTCAGTCAGGTTACTTATGGTATATCAAAGCTGAAGGTGATACTAAAAAGAGATTCGAAGATTACTTAGAAATGGCTATGATTGAATCAGAGAAAAACGTTAATACAAATTTAGCAGACATCGCAGGAACTGAAGGTTTATTTGCTGCGGTAAAAGATAGAGGTCACATCCATGAAGATGGTATTGACGGATCTTCTGCTTCTGATGATTTAGCTGATTTTGATAACATGCTTAAGAAATTAGATAAGCAAGGAGCTATTGAGGAAAATGTATTATTTTTAAATAGAGATTTATCTTTAAATATTGATGATATGTTAGCTGCTCAAAACTCTTATGGTTCTGGTGGTACTTCTTGGGGATTATTTAATAATTCTGAAGATATGGCAATCAACTTAGGTTTTTCTGGTTTTAGAAGAGGTTCTTATGACTTCTACAAAACTGATTGGAAATACTTAAACGATGCATCTACTAGAGGAGAAATTGCTTCTGATGTTACAGGTATATTAGTACCAGCGGGTACTTCATCTGTTTATGACCAAATTCTTGGTAAAAACATCAAAAGACCTTTCTTACACGTAAGATACAGAGCTTCACAATCTGATGATAGAAAATTAAAATCTTGGATCACAGGATCTGTTGGTGGAGCATCTACTAGCGATCTTGATGCTATGGAGGTACATTACCTATCAGAAAGATGTTTAGTTACACAAGCTGCGAATAACTTCGTACTGTTTGGTAACTTTGCATAATACTTAACGTAATTTTTACCCTCGTTTTATTAACGGGGGTAATTATTACTTTTATTAATTTTTATTATATTATATCATGACAAAAACAAAAAATAAATGGTCTATCAAGGATAGAACATACATACTTAAAAATGAACTTTCTCCATTAACCTTTACAATGAAAAGTAAAAATATATTTTGGTTTGATGAAGAACAAGGTTTTGAAAGAGAATTAAAATATACTGTTAACCAAAAAACTCCATTTGTAGATGATTTCAAGGGTGATGCTAGACTAGCTCACATTGTATTCGAAGATGGTATGTTGATGGTACCAAAACAAAAACAAACACTACAAAAATTATTATCTTTATATCACCCTGGATTAAATAAATTATACTTTGAATATGATCCACAAGAAGAAGCTAAAGATGATTTAGTAGAGCTTGAACAAAGAATAGAAGCTTTAAATGCAGCTAAAAATTTAAATATAGATGAAGCAGAAGCAATAGTAAGAGTAAATGTAGGATCTTCTGTTGCTAACATGACATCTAAAGAAATAAAAAGAGATTTATTAGTTTTTGCTAGTAATGATCCAGAATTATTTTTAGAACTAGCCGCTGATGAAAATGTAAACTTAAGAAACATAGGCTTGAAAGGCGTTGAAGCAAACATAATAAAACTATCAAATGACCAAAGAACTTTTCAGTGGGTTAGTAATGGTAGAAAATTAATGACTGTACCTTTTGATGAAAATCCATACTCTGCACTTGCAGCTTGGTTTAAAACAGATGAAGGAGTTGAAGTTTTTCAAACATTGGAAAAAAGATTAAAATAGTCACGTATAACGGTTAGGCCGCTTTATGTGGCCTAACTATTATAAAAAAAAACAAAATATGGCTATAAGTGTAGATAAAATATACAAAACTGTACTTACAATTTTAAATAGAGAACAGAGAGGACAGTTAACACCTGGCCAATTTAATAAATTAGCTCAGCAGGCTCAACTAGAAATATTAGAAAAAACTTTTTATGATTATAATAGAGTTTTATCAAAATCAAATGTTATTGGTTCTAATGACGATTATGGCGATTTAGCAAATAATATAAAAGAAAAAATAGATCATTTTTTAAAATTAAAAGCTGTTGCTATAGATACAACAAATGATTTAATAAATTTAACAGATAATGTTACTGATCTTTATAGATTAATATCTATATATAAAAGTGACAATTTAACACAGTTTGAAGAAATAAAAATATCAGAACTTCCTTATGTTTTATCTTCTAAACTTATCTCACCTAGTAGTTCTTATCCTATATACTACAGACAACAAATAACAGATGGTTCAAATTTAGATGACGCAGTTAAGTTACTTCCTAGTACTTTAACTGGGAACGTTAATATACATTATATTAAAATACCTAACACTCCTTCTTGGAATGCTGCTGATTCACCTGGACCAAATAATTCTATAACTTTTTCTTCAACAAACAGTACCAACTTTGAGTTACATCCATCAGAAGAACCTAGTTTAATTACAAAAATACTATCTTACGTTGGTGTAGTAATAAAAGATCCTTTAGTATTACAATCATCATCACAACAAGAGCAGAATAAGTTTAATAAAGAAAATATATAACAAATGGGTTTTTTAGATAATCAAACAGATCAAGCTTACTACGCTGGTTCCCAAAGCTTTAGATGGGAAACTGGAGATCCACAATATTTCACTATAACAACTATAGATCCTTCTCCAACTGCTGTAGGAGATTTTTATGTTTATATAAACGGTAATGTTGTATCTACAACAAATATATCTTTTACTAATTCAAATAAAAGAGTAACAATAAGTAATATAACATTATCTAACAATGATGTTGTAACTGTACAATTAAAAGAAAAACTATATGGAGAATATAGATACACATCTTTATCTGATATAGTAAACAATTTTATGTTCTCATACGTGGGTGAAGGAAAAATAATCAATAGAGCAAACAGAAGAGATGTATTGTTTCACACAAAAAGAGGTATACAGGAATTTGCTTATGACATTACAAAAGTTGAAAAAATACAAGAAGTTGAAGTTGGTCATACATTATCTATACCTATGCCAAAAGACTTTATTAGTGCTACAAGTATTTCTTGGATAGATGGTTCTGGTATAGAACATATGATTTCAAAAGGTTCAACTACCTCAAAACCAACAGAAGCTATTGCTCAAGATGATGAGTTCAATTATACTTATGACAGTAATGGCAATATAATTAAAACAACAGCTCTTACTAATGAAAGATTTAAAGGTTTTAATAATTCACAA